TGCTCTTACCTCCTGACTCTATAACCACCAGCACACTCACATTGCGGATGTGCCGTGGGACGCATATGGCCACTCGAGAACGTATCATCCAGGGGAATGTATCCCTCACCCTCATTCCCGGTGCACTTCTCACAAGGATCTGCTCCGCCGGCCATCCAGGTTTTCTCCGGATCCCCGGGAAGCTCTCCTGCTTCCCGGGCCTGTCTCAAGGAATCCTCCTGGCCGAAATTGTAGGAATTCGAGAGCTCTGTCCTCGCGATCCTCGAGGCCCGGTTTTTATGGAGTGTCTTTGCGTACCTCTGGACTTGTTTATTGAACACATCGGCCGAGACTCCCTGTTCAGTAAGTGAAGTCATAAATTTAGCCACGGCCATCGTCTCTCGCTTAGTCAGCCCCACGAGCGGCCTAATCCTTTGCGCCAACACATACGGACTTGTCACGTTCAAGGCGATCTGGTTTTGCAAAAGCGCATGAATCGAGCCGACCTGAGCGGAGGTGAGATCTACTATCAGCCGGCCGCCTTCTTTATCAACCCAGGCCTTGACGCTCTGCCAGGTCGCATCAAAATCGAATTGCTTGCGCTGGATCCGGTTGATCTTGCGGGCAATTTTGTCGCCGGCGACTGAAATGCTTTTTACCCATTCTGTGACCAGGTCGTCGCTCACGAACCCCACAATCATCTCTCGCCAGGGATCCACCCATTCCGGAGGAACACTCCCGGTCTGCAGTGCCCGCTTTACGGTTTCAATCGTTACGAGCTCGCGCTGCCTTTCCCAAAGAGCCATGACCGGCTTAGCCACACTCTTTTCTTCTGCATCCAGATATCGCCGGAGCTCCTGGAGGTTCGACAAATCCGTGATAATGATGTTCTGGGCCTTCGCTTCTACAAGCATTTATTCCTCTTCACGATTCCCGCTTATATCCGGCAGCGGAATCAGATTAGCCGGCACGAAAATGACATCTCCTTCAGGACCTATAGAGTCATCACCACAGGCTATTCTTTTCTCATTCAATGTTCTCCACCACGCTTTTCCCTCTCTCTCATAGACAGCTGATATTTCATCCTTTAATGCCTCGATATCCCCCTTGTCATAATCAAGAAAGAGCCGCTCTTCATATGCAGGAGCAAGCCAGTTGTTATATTCGTCTCTCAGATAATCCAGCAAAGGGAGGACCGTCTCTATGTATAAGGCTTTCCTCGCTTCCTGATAATTGCTGTATGTCTTGTTTTCAGCATCGCCGATAAGCTCTGGGGCCACGTTGTAAACAGCACAGATTTTGCGAGAGTTCAGCTTATCCGAATTCAGCCAATCCATGTCTCGAGGGGTGATCGCAAAAGTCTGCCATTTGATACCAGCCTCAAAAACGGGAGGCCTCCCCGCATTCTTATAGCCCTGCATCTTTTCCTCGAGCTTTTTCTCGAGGCTCTCCCGCTGTTCCTCCTCAAGGTTTCCCTCGGTCACAATGGCGCCAGGGGGTCGACAATCATTCTGCAGGAGCTTCATGTTCCATTCTCTTGCCATAGTTGAGATATCGACCTCTTTGGATGCCACCTCGATAGGAGAAAGCCCGTACCAATCATCAAGCGGGTTAAACGTCTTGAGATGAAGAATCTGATTGGCGGGATAGTCATCGTAATTAGCGCCTACGGTATATCGGAAACCTCTGATCGGCTCGAATTTTGTCCCGGGCAATACTTTCATCCGATCCGGTCTCATCGTGTACATTTCCCTCGGCGGTCCAATCTCAGGGCCTACTTTTATCGTGTAGGAATTGCCGGCTATCAGCAGATATCCCAATAAATTCTTTGTGAAAAAGGCCCCTCCATCCTGCGGGTTTGGTCTTTTTATCAGATCCAATAATGGATGTTCCTCGATCTTTTCTTTCTTTGAGGCCTTGGACATCGGCCTCCTGAATAGAGACCAGGGCACACCGGCAGCCGCCTCGATTATCTTCGTCACACAGGAATAAACCGTGCTGCAATTTTGAAACCCTGCCTCGGTCATCCTGGCAAAATCCCTCTTTGTCCAAATTGGATTCTTTCCCAGCATCAACATGATCGATCGATAGGCGGGATTCTGCTTCAATTTAAGACGACGCATGAATTCCGTTACTTTCCTGACGGGCTGCATCAGATCTATGTTTATGGTCTCCATTGCCACCTCACCATATTCGGGGTTCCTTCAGGGGCCTTATAGTGGCCAGCGCATAAATCACGCCCTCGGCAACATCCGGAGATCTCCCGAGCTTTTCCTTGATCTTCTGCTTGGGGATTATGAATATTTGATCAGCGGAGTTTGTGTCATATTTGATCGCCATCAGCTGAGATCTCAGCTCGTTGTCATCCGGGAGATCCAGATCCTCCAGGAGCTCCTTCAGCCCCCAGTGGATCTCGGCTCGCAGATTTTTGAATTTCCTGGGATCCCGGGGCTTTGCCGCGCCATGAATCTCTGTGACCTTCAGAGAATCAAGCTCCAGCTCTTTCTTTTTTTCCGATTTCAATTCATTCAACCTGTCCACAACGCCGGCTCCGTTCCCATCAGCGTCCACCTTGATCTCGAGCCTTTTCATCTCTTCTCCTCTTTTCTCTTTCAGCGACTTTGCACACGCCCAGGCTTTCCCTGCCGTTTTCATCGTGTCATAGCCCTGGTAATGCTCATGGATCCTGACCTTCAATCCCTCGGCAGTCACGATCACGGTCTCGTCGTCTCCGAACCTGGCCACGTCGATTCCTATGCAGATAGGAAGCCCGGGCTCTAAGCGCCGTTTCATGGCCGCCTGAATCAGGCTGTATTCATACACATCATCCGGGGCCCCGAACGCGCTCCAGTCCCCCTCGAGAAGTGCCTTTATTTGCCGGGGCGTGAGGATCGATTTCATCCGATTTATGTAGTCTGCCGGCAGGTTCGCTTGATTATCTCCAGGAAGAGCGGGAATGAATATGTGATCCTTGTGGTTGCTTTCTATGAACCGCTCTTTTATCCATCCCACATTCGGGTTGCAGGAAAGGAGGAAGAAATACTGGATCCCGGGGATCATCAACCGGAGCCGGGTCGACAACATCTGAAACTCATTTTCTGTGAACTGTTCGGCCTGGTCCAAAGCGATCCAGCCGTATTCTCCGGACATGAATTTTTCCCAATCATCGGGCTTGTCGCCGACTCCTCCATAGCGGATCCTGGATCCGTTTTTAAATGCGATCACCTTCTCTGACCTGTTCCATTGATCGACCAAACGCTGATCAAGGAACTTCTCGAGCTGCGGGAGGACCGTATCCCGGAACGATGGCCAGGTCTTCCTCAACAGGAGCCCGAAATTACCGGGATAATCCAGGTTGAGCTGCATTCCTTCGTTAATGAGAGAGGCCGTCTTGCCCCCGCCCATCGCTCCACCATAGAGCTTGTATGTCTCCGGGGCCTCGTGGAATTGCACCTGCTTATCATTGCGCCTGGGATCATAGACAGCAGATAAATCGACGGTTTCGGTTACACGCTCCAGGTTCATTTTTCCTTCTTTTTCTTAGGTCTCGGGACCGCACTGATGACCTTTATGATCACCCCGCCTGAATGCTCATGTTCTGTCTTGTCTTTCCAGTCCTCCGGCATCCGGTTCTTCAGCCAGAAAATCTGCGCTGTGACGTTAGGAGGGATAATCTTCGTGACGGTCTTCTCGGGAATCATCTTGATTCTCTCCCCTCTCGCAACGGCCTTGAAATGCTGTTCTTTAAACCGGTGTTTCATCGTGGCGGACCGGAACAGGGCGTTTTCCACCTTCTGGTCAGGAATGGCTCTCGCCTTTTTTATAGTGTCGGAAACGTCGGATTTACTGTTCATCCAGTCATAAAGCGTGTCCCGATGGATCCCCACGGCCGCACAGGCGGAGGTTATGGTTGCCCCTTTTTTCAGGTGTTTGCAGATCTTCTCGACGATCTCTTTTGAGTACTTCATTTCTTTGAGCCGGCCAGCGCTCCGAAAATCTCTTCCTGGAGGCTCCGGGATTTCGAAAACTGCCTCCAGAATTGCCGCCGGCGCTGCCGGGCCCATCCCATCTTTTTCATGTTGGAATTCATCTTCCGGAAAATATTCACACAGCGGTTGAGATCCCGCTGCAGCCGCTTTTCCCGGATCCTCTGGATAATGCCCATCGCTCCTCCTCAAAAAATGCCGAATACAAAGCCCACGATCTTCGTGAGGCTCACCTGGTCGGAGAAAAGAATCGCCAGCAGAATTGCAATCCCGATCCCGATCGTGGCCTTCCAGAGTTTGCACAGGTTCATGGCCATCATTTTGACCATCGTGAACAAGCATTCGATCTGGTCCTCTGGAGATTCGGCCCGTTCGAACTGCTCGATTATCGGCTTGTATTTGTTCCCGTTCAAAGCGGCATCCTTATCAGTTTTCGAAGTCTTTCTACCTCACGCTTGAGCTCGTAGACCCATAGTATGAAAGCCTCGTTCACGATCACATTCCCGTCCTCTGTGAATCCGAGCGGGTTTTTTCGCACTTCCTCATTCGGATTCAAAATGTCATAGCCGGTGTAAAGAGTCGGATCGTAATGCGTACAGCTGCTAATCAAAAAGCAGCTTATTAAGAGCATCGCGATCCCGATTCTTAACAGCATCCCTGATCTTTTTTCTTGCTTTGACATCGTTCACCTGATTTATTTTTGTTTCGATAAGGCCATAGATTTGCTCCGCCTTATCGTAGAGCGATAATATTTGTCCTATAGTTTCGGTAAATTCACTCATCTTTCTTGGTCCTCGCCTTTTTTGTTGCTGTGTAATATATGGAGAAAAATCCCCGGAATCCCCTGTCCTTGAAATAGTGAAAAGTCTTGTTATTCCTGGGAGTGAATCTCCTGGGAGTAAAATGGTTGTGAGTCATAAGTACGATGGATTCAATTTTCACCCCATCCTTTACCAGGTGTTCATATATCTGAGACTCAGGTCCTGCGATCCTCCCCGCTTGCCCGGAGCTGAAGATATAAAGGTCGAGCTCATCTGTTAAGAAAACGACCCGTTCGATCTGATCCCTGAATATTTCCTTCCCCAGCTCTATCTTTGCAACACGAAGATTCCCCTGAGATTTCAGATCTGAAAAAA